CTCCTTCATAATTTAATTGTATGTTATATTCCCCATTAAAGTTTTCAGTTTCAATAGTATAAGGTATAGTTTGAGAACCATAACTTATACTACCACCTGAAAAGGGGTAAAAGGTTATATCACCTGTATAACCATTAAAGTTTGAACTTGTGATTGTTATTTGAGACATATTATATTATTATGTTGTTCTTACTTTTAATGCTCCGTTGTCGTGATACATACCGCCGAGTGGAACTCCTGCTGCCGCTGCCGCTGTATCTCCACTATAATTTAATGAAGCGTAATTACCAATAGTTAAGGTTGGAACAATTACTTCGTCATCGTGATTAGATGTAAAACCACTACCACCAAGTATAACACTTCTGGCATGTGTATTTATAATATTTGTATCACCTCCAATTATTGCTGAATTATCTACTATTGATGAATTAACAATATCATTATTTATACCACCACCAATAAATGCGTTATTAGCATTAGCAATATAATTTGTAGTTCCACCAACAATACTATTACCTAGTTCGTTATAAGAGTTAATCCAATTATCATTACCACTAATAAAACCATAGTTTGTTCTTAAATTATTACTAAATCCACCAGCAATAACACTATTACTTTTTGTTATAGTATTAGTATTTCCACCTAAAATCGCTGTATTACTTTGTTCGTTCTGGTTATTTTGTCCTCCACCAAAAAAGTTCCTATAACCATAACCAATACTATTAGTATCACCACCAACCATAGCGGAATTATCACTCTGTCTTCCTAATCTATTACTGGTTCCACCTATCATAGCGGAGTTATTACTACCCGTATTATTTTGTGCCGCCCAAAACTCATTTAAATAACCACCAATAAACACATTTCTATTTAAAGGTAGATTAGTATATGTTCTGGTATTTATCGTATTACCTGAACCACCAGCAAAAAAGTTGTCGTTTATTGTCGTTTCATTTGATACATCACCATAAAGAATTGAATGTCCTTTATCTATTTGTAGTATATTTGATGTATTTTCAGTTGATGCTGAAAAGAATGATGAACCACCACCAGCACCACTTAATAGAGTTGATACTTTTATTTTACTTGTTGTCGTCTCCCCACTATCAACTATAACGAGTAAGTCATTATCTGTCTTACCAGTCTGTTCGGGGAGTTGAGGGATTGTTTTATTCATTTTTTATATTGTTATTTATGTTAATCTTACTCTTAATTCTCCGTTGTTTTGATATACACCTCCTAACGGAACTCCTCCTACTCCTGCTGCGGTGTCTCCCGAAAAGTTTAATATACTATAATTTCCTATCGTCATAGTTGGAACAATAACCTCGTTGTCGTGATTTGAAGTAAAGCCACTACCACCGACAATTACACTATTTGTATGTCCTGATATGTAATTAGTATCTCCACCAATAATAGCCGAATACATCGGGATTGTTGGAGTGCTTATAATATCATTATTTATACCACCACCGATGAAACATTCATTAGTATTTGCCATATAATTTGTAGTTCCACCAACAATACTATTACCATTTCTATTATAAGAGTTTATATAATTATCATTACCACTAATAAAACCAGAAGTAGTTCTTAAATAATTAGAAAAACCACCAAGAACAATAGAACGAGATGCTCCAACAAAATTATTATTTCCACCTAAAATTGCTGCGTCTCCTTGAGCGATAGAATTATTTTCTCCCCCACCAAAAAAGTTTGAAGTTCCATAATTAAGTGAATTATTAAAACCACCAACAAATGAAGTCCTATCACCTCCTCTATCTATATAATGACTTTCACCACCAATAAACGAAGCATCATTAGTTGTTGCTCCATTAGCATTAGTTCCAACAAGATTGTCTTTACCACCTATAAAAATATTTCTATTGAAATTATTGTTTAAATAGGTTTCAGCATCTATGGTATTTCCTGAACCACCCAAAAAGAAATTATCATTTATAAGTGGATTATTTGAGGGGTCATTAAAAAATATATTATGTCCCCTATCTGTCTGTAATACATTAGATGTATTTTCAGTTGTTGCGGTAAAAAACGATGACCCACCAATACCTTCCAAAAGTGTTGATACTTTAATCTTACTCGTAGTCGTTTCACCACTATTAACTATTACAAGTAAATCATTATCTGTTTTACCTGTTTGTTCGGGGAGATTTGGTATTGTGGTATTAGCCATAATTTTTTATTATAATTCTATTATTTGAACTGAAAAACCTTTTGTTTCCAACTCTTCTTTTATCTTTTCATTTGAGAACATTAGAATATCACTACCATCAGTCGTTCTATCATAATCGTATCTATATTTTAGTGGAACGCTATATTCCAAAGGCCATTTACCTTCCATATAGTCGTTTTCACTTACCCAATATCCAACTTGGGTAAATACTCTTTTTCCTGAAGTATCTAATGATGGGTCAATTCTACAATAAGCGGAGTTAAGAACCACTCCACTACTTAATTCAATATTTCCTTGTATGTTTAAAGCCATTTCTTCTTTTTAAAAAATCATTTATAGAGGGTAAAAATCAATATTATCCCCACCTTGAGTAATTAACTCGTCCAAGTTCTGTGCGAGGATATGGTATGTCTCAACTAATACATAGTCAAAATCACAGGGTGGGGGAACAGGTGGTGCGGGTGGAACACCAGGCGCTCCAATCCAACCAGCAACCCATCTTGCTTTTTTGTTTCCAGGAACAGGAGCCCCTCTTCGTGCTCCCATAACTGGTTTTACCCCTGCGGGTATATATCTTTTACCATTCCATCTAATCATATTAAGGGGGTATATTTTTAATAAAAGGAGTGAGGAGGGAACTACCCCTCACTCACACCTTTTTAGTTTAATTAAACTGCGTCAAAAGTAATACCACTAAAGACAGCGTCAATAGTCGTAGCCACTTCTATTTCTCTTGTTGCTGCGGGCTCCCCAGAAGATGCGGTCATCGTAGAACCATTCGCATCTGTAAATGCGGCACCCGTGAATACTGAACCATCGGTGATAGTCAAACCATTAACCTCACCAGGGAACCAGTATCTTCCATTATTATCTTCAACAACACAGAAGAACTCTGGTTGCTTCGTTAATTCAAACCATGCCTTTCTCAAGACATTATCATATTTTGCCAAGTTCAAAGTTAAAGTCGGCTGATAAACGATACTATTTGAAGTAGCATTTACAGCGATTGTCTCTTCAAATGAAGAAGACCCTTTAACGAGTTCAAACTTATACATCACACCCGAACCACTAATTGCTGTGATTTGGTCGTCAGCATCAGTAGTGATACTACTGATTGTATTTCCTGCACCACCCAAGATATAAACCGACTTAATACCTCCAATTGAAGCATCTCGGCAACCTAAAGTTAGTCCTGCGTCTATATAACAACTCATTTGTTTATTGTTTTATATTTTTAATTTATGTATATTATCCCAAATATACGAACTTGTCTGGCTCGTGTAATCCAACACCGAAACCGACTTTTGTTAATGAAGCAACATTATCTTCAAATGGGTCGTATTGAACTCTAACTTCCATACCATCGTCAGCAGCGACACCAACCAAGATGTTCTGTGTTGGGGCTAAAACGATTGTTGAAGCACTATCTAACCCCTGCGTTGGAACAACAGCGATGTTAGAACCTGGTAAGAAGATGGTAGTTTCAGTTGATAAACCACTACTATCACCCAAAGTAAATAAGTTCATAGATGAACTATCAGCCAAGGCTGCGATGAAGGCTCTGTAGTCAGCGAAAGACAAGAAAATAGCCAAGTCATCTCTTCTTTGGATAGAACTTGGGATATTCAATACCAAGTTGTTTAATTGTGTGATTGCGTTAGAAGCAGTCAAAGAGGTATATGTTCCACCTGAAACACCTGATGCTTTAACTTCAGCGGTAATACCACTAAATCCGCAAGATGTTCCTTTCCACAATTCAGTTTCCATAAAGTCAGCACTTCTGTTAGACAAGTCCTGAATGAATAATTCCTCAAATGGGATATTCTCTTGGAACAAAGAGTTTGTTAATGCTTGAGCCAAGAAATACTCTCTCAACTCGTTTCCGCAGTTGTTTAATCTTGCTGTTTTATAACAACCGACAATCTCCACTTGGGTAATATCAGTTGTTCCCGATGGGGTTAAACCACAATTTAAACCATCTTGCCAAACTGGGTCGTTTGCCATCACACCTACCTTCATAGATGTTCCCTTCATATTTGGGTAAATACGAGCATATCTTGGAGTAGTAGCACCCAATACACTCTTCAATAACATTTCGTCTCCACGCTCGTTAGACCACTTGTTGAGACCTGTTAAATCATACGAAAAATCTAATTTCTTTTTCATTTTATTATTAATTAAAATACTTTTTTAGTTGTTGAACTCTGTAATCTGCGAAGTTCTCCACAACTTGTTTATTGCTTTTTGCTTTATTTTTGATATTTTCAACCTCTGGTTCTTTTTTAAGAGTATCAATATCTTTATTAACTTTGGAGAACTCCTCCTCTGTCTGTGATGAGAAATCTTGGAATAAATCTAATACTTTAGATAATGCTTCTTTCATTTCACTAATCTCGTTTTTCAACTCAACTAATGAAGTGTCTTCACTCATTTCTTCAGTTTCACTCA